TGCCGAGATTTGGGAATACTACGACATCAAGAACCGGACTATGTCTGTGTTTGCTGAGGGCGGAGACAACTTCTTGGTGAAGCCGATGCCGATGCCGTATTCGTTTGGGCATCCGTTTGTGATGCTGCGGAATTATGATGTCCCAGATTCGTTTTATCCGATTGGTGACCTCGAGCAGATTGAGCCACTCCAGAAGGAGTTGAACGAGACTCGTACTCAGATGATGAACCACCGCAAGCGGTTCGCCAGAAAGTACCTCTATAAGGAGTCGGCGTTTGACCAGATGGGTCGCACCGCATTGGAGTCCGATGAGGATAATACGATGGTGCCGGTTGCGTCAGATGAGCCATTGACCAATGTGGTGTCTGCTTTCCCAGCGGTCATCAATCCGCCTGAGTTCTATAATCAGTCTGAGTTGATTGCTGGCGATATTGACCGTGTGTCGGGTGTCACCGAGTTTATGCGTGGTGGCACCACCGAGATTCGCCGTACTGCCACGGAGGCTGGCCTGATTCAGGATGCTTCGAACGCTCGCACTGCGGACAAGTTGGCTACGGTTGAACACGCCATTAGCGAGGTGGCTCGCCGTATGTTGATGGTTGCCCGCCAGTTTATGACTGGCGAGCAAGCAGCACGCATTATGGGCAAAGACGGAGAACCGGTTTGGGTTAACTTTGACCGTGACTATCTCGAGGGCGACTTTGACTTTGAGGTGGTTGGTGGTTCTACGCAACCCCAAAACGAGTCTTTCCGTCGCCAGATGGCACTTCAGATGGTGGACGCTATGGCTCCGTTTGCTGGTGCCGGTGTGGTCAATATGCAAGAGTTGGCAGCCTATGTGTTGCAGTTTGGTTTTGGTGTGAAGAATCCGGAGAAGTTTGTCTCCGCACCACCGCCTCCGCCCATGTCGCCACAGGCGACTGGGCCGGCGGGTCCTCCAGCCTTACCGATGGGTCCAGCACCGGAGGCTCCGCCTCCGATGCCACCCCAATAGTAGGGAACGACATCAACAATTTGTAGAGCAACCTTTTACGGACTCTAGGAGAAAAAACACATGAGCGAGGAAATCGCACCCGTCACTGAAATGGAACCCGTTGGGTCACCCGAAGTTTCAAGTGAGGAAACATCGGCCACAGAAACGCCTAGTCTGGATGTGAGCCAGTATGCGGAATACCGCATACCGGTGAAACTAGATGGTGAGGAAATTAGTGTTCCACTTTCTGAGGCAATTGCTGGTTATCAGCGTCAGGCGGATTACACCCGCAAGACACAGGAGTTGGCGGAGCAGCGACAGCAGTTGCAGTTCGCAGCGACTTTGCAGTCTGCGTTGGAGCGTGACCCGTCAGCAACCATTGATTTGTTGGCACGCCATTATGGCATCTCCAAAGCGGAGGCTCAACAGATGGTGGATGACGAGTTTGAGGACTTGGACCCGCAAGAAAAGCGGATTCGGGAACTTGACCAGCGTATTGCACAGTTTGAGGATTACCAGTCTCAACAGCAGATTGAGCGAGAGATTGCTAAATTGCAATCCAAGTATGAGGATTTTGATGTAACCGAGGTAATCAATGCTGCTATGCGTATTGGTTCCACGGACTTGGAAGGCACTTACAAGCAAGTTGCTTTTGACAAGTTTATGAGACAGCAGGAGATTCAACGCAAGGCTGCCGAAATGAAACAAGCCGAGGATTCTCGGATTGTTGAATCGAAGCGTCAAGCGTCTGTTGTTGATGGGGGTTCTAGTGCCACTGCTTCAACAACCGATGAAGATGTTGTCCCAATTACAAGTCTGAGCGATGCTTGGTTTGCAGCCAAGAGACAATTAAACGCCAACTTCTAATATAAGGAGATAACAACATGGCCGCAGGCAATGTTAACTTTGATGCGTTGCTTTCAACAACGCTCGCAAACTATCGTGACCAACTCACAGACAATGTGTTCACGGCTCGTCCGTTGACCTACTTCCTCTCTGACAAGGGTCGCATCCGTATGCTCGATGGTGGTACCAAGATTGTGGAACCGCTTATCTATGGGCAGAACAGCACCGTTTCATCGTACTCGGGTTATGACCCGATTTCGCTGACACCTCAGGCAGGAATGTCGGCTGCTGAGTACGACTGGAAGCAGTACGCTGCTTCTATCGCAATCAGCGGTATCGAAGAAGCCAAGAACAATGGCGAGCAGGAAATCATTAACCTGCTCGAGGCCAAGATTATGCAGGCAGAGGAATCGCTGCGTGAAGGCTTTAACCAGATGTTCTTTGCTGACGGCACTGGCAACACCAACAAGGACTGGAACGGCTTGGGCAACCTTGTTGAGTCCGGCAACACCGTTGGTGGAATTGACTCGTCCGACGCACTCAATACTTGGTGGCGTTCATATGAGAACAACACCGCTGGTGCATTGACGCTTGCCCAAATGGCAACCGCCTACAACACTGTGTCGGTGGGTAATGACCACCCAGATATGGTTCTTACGACTCAAACACTGTTTGAGAAGTATGAGGCACTTCTGCAGCCACAACTCCGTTACACCGACACCAAGACCGCAGATGCTGGATTCCAGAACCTGCTGTTCAAGGCTGCTCCGGTTGTTTATGATACGCACTGCACCGCAGGCGTTATGTACTTCCTTAACAGCAAGTACATCACGCTCGTCGGTCACAGTGGCAAGTGGTTCAGCCAGACGGAATTTGTCCGTCCAGAGAACCTCGATGCCCGCTATGCGCTCATCATGTGCTACGGCAACCTGACCGTGCGTAACCGTGCCAAGCAAGGCAAGTTGACGGCCAAGACCGCCTAACATGGCGGAGTTCTCCGAGTGGGAACAGGTGTGTAATGGTGGGGGGATAAAAGCCCCCCACCATTCGCATTTTATGGGAGTTTTATAATGGCAAGCAGCAGAAAGCCCAAGGGTTATGATGATTTGGCCCGTGAACTTATTAAGAAGTTGATGGGCAACAAGGCCACCAAGGAAGCCTTGGAGGCCAGCGCAAAGCGTGTTTCGCAGATTGACCGAAAGGGTGCCGAGGCTGCTGCCCGTCGTGCCACCCAGAATAAAACTAAAGCGTCGGTTCAAAACCGTATTCGCCTTGTTGAGGTGAGCGAAGCAAAGTCTGGCAAGTCTGGTGAGGGTTATAACTCTTATATGGAAGCCAAAAAAGGCAAGAAGCCACCGACTGGTAAGCAGCGTGCCGAAGCATCCATTAAGGCCAAGAAGGTTCAGGGTGGCATGAAGAAGGAATTTACCGGTCAGTCGGCTAAGCAGGCTGAGTTGCGTAAAGCCACCAAGAGTGGTACCCCCGAGCAGCGTCGTGCTGCTCGTCAGAAGTTGCGTAAGCACGAAGACAAGTACGGGCGTTTTGGCAAGTAATGGCTGCTAAACGGAAGGCTGCTAAACCCAAGGATTTGGGCGACATCATTGACCGTGTTTTGCGGGAGTTTGATGTTAAGCCAACCGTGCGTAGTAACAACCAGCAGCGAGCCAATGTTGCTGGTAGAAGTGCCGTAAAAACGGTGGCAAAAGTCCCGATGGATGCTGCAAAATGGTGGTACGGCTCTAGTCCCAAAGATGTTGCTATAAACTCCGCAATTGGCGCAATGCCAATCGGTAAAGGAATTAAAGCAGCGGTAAAAGGTGCCAAGAAAGTTATACCTACGGCAGCAGTTGTTCTGTCTCCGCCTAAAGCAAAAGTAAAACCCAAGCCAAAGAAATCTAGTGGCTCTACCCCATCAAGGAAAAAGTAATGGCTAGTAAGAAGCGTAATGCGTGGGATGACATCGCCAAGATGGTCATTAAGCAACTTGGTCAACAAAGTAAAACCCGTGGCACCAAAAAGATTACCAAGGAAGTTGCCGAAAAAGTTAAAGGCAAAGGCAAGCCACCCAAAGGAAAAGGTGGCACTGCCGGTTCTGGTGCTAAGCCAAAGACACCGCCGAAGCCGACCAAGCCCAGTGTTGAAGCCAAGGAAGTTCCCAAGCCCAAGACTACAAATGTTGGCCCTAGCAACAAGGCTGTGGTGCTTCCCAAGCGTCCGTCTCGACCAGCCCGTTCCATTGGTGCGTTGATGCAAGACAACGCCCAGCGTCGTCAGGCTGAGATTGATGCTCGTCGTTTCTTGAAGCAAGCGGACGGACCCAGTATGGGTCGTCCGGACCGTTCACCTAATGCAGATGTGCGTCGTGGCGCACCTCCGCCGGTTGGTCGTTCAAAGTCTCAACCTAAGGGGCCATCTAGGCAGTATGAGGCTGATGAGATGAGGCGTTTGGTTGCTGAGGACAAGAAGCGTATGGGTGCTGGCGTTGCTGGCAAGAACGCCCAGAAGGCTCGTATGCAGAACGAATTGGCTCGTTTGGAAGCAAAAGTGAAGTCAGCCAAGGCTGACCGTAAGAAGTTTTTCCACGACAAGGTTAACCAGCAACGCAAGTTGATGGGTTTGGCTCCTGAGAAGTTTGACCGTTCTTCGGCCACCCCGAAGCGTCGGCCTGCGAACCGCAATAAATAAGCCTCCCAGAGGAACAGAACGCCATTTATGATGGCTAATTCTTCTGTTCATGCTCATGCCTATTATGGGGAACCGGTTTCCGGTTCTCGTTTGGCTTCCGTCAGTGGGGCGCAGTTGGCTTCTGGTAGCGGTCCGTATATTGGTCGTGGCAACAAATGTGTTGCCAACGACGACACCTGTGAGGGTAACCGTGTAAAGGATGAGCATTTGTGTGCTGGTCATTTGCGGTCCTTCAATAAGGCTTTGGAGAAAGCCATAAAGGCGGAGACAAGTCCGGAGGTTGTTGATGGCGTATAATCCGATGACGGCTGCCGAGATTCGGTCCACGGTGCGCAGCATTGTGGACTTGGATGTGGATGACCTGCCGGACAATATCTTAGACTTGTATATCCGTGACGGTTATTACCGCATTTTGGATGTTGAGAAGCGTTGGCCTTGGTTGGAGACTACTTTTACTTTGACGACCCGTGTTAATACTCGGGCGTATGATGTCTCTGCGATTACGGATGAACCTATTTCTCAGGTTGTTTCGATTGTTGACCCAACTGGGGTTGGGGCAAGATTGTCGATGATTGGTTATGATGCTGGTGAGGAAGTTTATATTGGGTCGTATGACACGGCTGGGGACCCGTTGTTTTATGCGGTGTGGGCTGGCCAGATTCATTTGTACCCAAAGCCGAACACTGCCCGCCAGTTGATTTGCCGTGGGTACCGTGAGCCTATTGATTGGCAAACGGAAAACGGCGATGTTGATGCTGCTCCCAGTTTGCATTTCCCGCTGGTTTATTATGCGGTGTCCCGTGTGTATCAGCAACTTGAGGATGCTGCTTTGGCTTCGGTTTACAAGCAGTCGTTTGATGAGGGTGTTGCTTTGGCAACCAAAAACATCCAGACTCCCACCAGCCACACACCTTTGGTGTTGTCTGGTGGCAAGACTAATGGTCGCCCAACCTTTAAGGGCTGGATGCAGAACATGGGTCGTAATTTGGGTCAGCAATAATGTCTGATTTGCAGATTTTTCAACAGCAGGATTTCAGCGGTGGTTTGAATCTGCGTTCTGACCAGTTTCAGTTGGCTGACAATGAGTCGCCATTAATGCTCAATGTTGAAATTGACCCTCGTGGTGGCATTTTTGGTCGGGGTGGCATGGAGCGCATTAACACAACTGCTGTCCCCAGTGCTGCATGGGAACCACATAAATTGTTTACATTTACCGCTAACTCTGGTCCGAAAATTATGTTGACGGAAAACAATAATGTTTTCTATTCAACTGGTGCAAATTTTACAAAGTTGCAGTGGGATAACGCTGGTACGCCGACAGATGTTACCACCAACAGCGACCACGGGGCTTGCATGAGTTCTTGGGGCAGTGTGATGTATCTTGCCACTGGTGCCACTGGTTCTAACGGTGGTTACAAATGGACCGGTTCTGGTTTAGCGACATCTATTACGGCTGCCGGTCAAGGACCTCATAGGTGGCAAGACACTACAGATTTAACACAGTCCGTTATTCCTCAAGCAGAACATTATTTGACGCACGCAAACAAATTGTTTGCAGCGTATGTAAGTGAACCACCTGCAAAAAATGTTTCTTCACCCGTAAGCACTTATCCGAATCGTTTGCGTTGGTCCCGTGAAGGTGTCCCAGAAAACTGGGATTATGAAGATTATATTGATATTAACGGTGGCGGTGATGGTATTAACGCCATTGTTGTTGTCCAAGGTCAGTTGCTTATTTTTAAACCAAGCGCAATTTATGTTTTAACTGGGTACAACTCGAGCAACTTTGCCGTAACGGAACTAACCAACACACTAGGGGTAACAGACCATCATTGTGTTGTTTCTTCTGATGTTGGTTGTTTTTTCTTTATACGCAACAAGGGCTTGTTTTACTATAATGGTTCTGCAATTTCTGACATTTTTGCGCCACTTAAACCAATCCTTGATTTAGGTTATATCAGTGACTCTGTTGCTGCTCGTAAAAACATTACGGTGTCGTGGGTTGGCCAACGCCTCTGGTTGTCTTTGCCATACAGCAAGAGTTATTCACCAGACAATATTACGGTCAATTTCGTTTATGACCCATATCTAAATTCTTATACCCAATTTCAAACCGCTGATGGTTACGGTGTTATGGGTGGAATCGATTTTACCGATTCCTCTAACAGGGAGTATCGCTTGTTTATACATCCCGTGCAGAAATACATTTTGGATGTTGACAAATATGGTGTTGCTACTGACAATATTTCTGGCACAGCACAGGGTTTCAACTCCTACTATAGAACCAAGTGGTATGACGCTGGGTCTTATATGCAACGCAAAATGTTTCGCAGACCAGAAATTGTTATTAAGGAATCTAATAATTCACAGACTATTGGTGTTTCCGTTTTTCACGATTTTGATGAACAGGAAGCCCAGAGGACTTTTAATATTTCCCAACCCCAAACCGGAGGTTTGGTGTGGAATAGTGGTTTGTGGGGCGAGTTGTGGGCTGCTGGTGCAGAGTCGTCTCGTATTTCAAAAGGAAAGAATCTTGGATTGGCAAAGACAATCCAGTTGCAGTTCACTGGCCCAACAGGTCAGGAGTGGGGAATCAACAGTGTTGGGTTCAAATTTAAACCAAGGAGAGTGACAGGCTAATGGCTGTTTTGACAATTCCGAATTCGTTTACCGCTGGTACTAGTGCTATTGCTAGTCAGGTAAACGCTAACTTTACGGCTATCAAAAACTTTATTGACACCAACTTGGTGCAAGTTGATGGCACTATCAAGGCTGGCCCTAATGCGTTGGAGAATATTGGCACAGCCAATATGACTTCTACTGCTATTAACTTTCTAGCACCTACTGGGTCTGTTATTGCTTACGCTGGTGCTTCTGCACCTAGCGGTTACTTGCTATGTGACGGCACGGAGTATTCACAGACTGGTGCTTATGCCGCTTTGTATGCCATTCTTGGTAATGCTTACAATACAGGTGGCGAAACGGCTGGCTACTTCCGTGTACCAAACCTAAAGGGTCGTGTGCCGTTTGGTTTGGATGGTGCTGATGCGGATTTTAATTCCCGTTCCGACCTTGGTGGTTCAAAGGCTGGGTTTGCTTATCACCGTCACTCTGCTGACGGTGATTTGACTGCTGCCACTGTCAATCTTGAACACAGCCACTCTGCTGATGGCAACCTTGCTGCTGCAGGTGTTGGTAACCACAGTCACGGTGGGGCAACTGTTGGTGCTGGTGGACATGACCACAACTGGTCAGTAAACCTGTATTTCTCTACAGGTTCAACCGTTAGCACAACCTTGATGCAGCCTGGGGGTGGCGCAACATATCAAACTTCTGCGGTGGGCGACCACACTCACGGCATTAACGCTGATGGTGCGCACGGCCATGATGTCACCGGTAGCACCAGTGGCATGAGTACCAATGTTACACACGGTCACGACATTACTGGTCATACCAGTTACGAAGGTACAGCCGGCAACGGCAACCTGCCACCATACTTGGTGGTTAACTACATTATTAAGTGGTAAGCAATGGAAAGTATTTGGTCTGTTCATTTGTTAACTAGTTTGACAGGTTCTGACGCAGTTGTGCTGCGCCAGATTTTGTCTTCGCTCGGGAATCAGTTGAACAAGCAGGCTAAAGAAATTGAAGAATTAAAGAAGCAGTTGGGGAGCATGAAATGAGCGATGTTTATTATGGTGATTATGGCCTGAGTGAAGCCAGTGCCATATTTAATCGTTCCAAGCGTTCTGCAGCCACACAGGCTGCAATGTTCCGTGGGCAAACCCGTGGGCGTAGACGAGTCGGGGACATTCAACGGCAGTACCGTGAAGGGTTTGACCCACTGGTGTCTTCGTTTGGTCAGCGTGGTTTGCTTGGACCTAATGTGCAATCTGGTATTACCCGTGAGGGTCTATCTAGGTATGCGGAATCTTTGCAGCGTGATTTGGGTACCGAGAATGAAAATATGCAGGACGAAATGAACAGGCTTGCTATTGAGGGTGCTTCTTCTCAAGAGGAGTTGGAGAACTATTTGGGCCAGTTGCGTTTGCAGAAGGCTCAAGATGTAATGCGTGCTGCTACTGAAATCAAGAATTTGGCTAGTTACTAGGAGTTATTATGGCTTACGAATGGGACCCAATTAACCGTGTTTATACTGCTGTGCCGAAGAACCGTCAGGTTGTGACTTCGCCACAGGTTCGTCAAGGGCAAACGCAGGCAGCAGTTCAGGCTGCCCGTGGACCTGTTCAGGGTGTTTCTGCTATCAAGGCACCTGAGGGTGCCAAGGGTCGTGTTGGTATACCGGTCACCAAGAAGCCTGCGGTTAAGAAACCTCAGTTGCCTCAAGGTCCTGCTTTGTTTGGGACAGCAGACCAACCTTATTCTCAGATTGAAAAGTTCTTGCAAGATGACCCGACGCTTCAAGATGATACAGATACGACTGGTTTGTTGGAATCGATTTTAGCAACTATCGGTGGCGGTAGTGGAACTGGTCGTAATGATGCTCGTGATTATGCACGAGCAATGCAGGCTGCAAAGGTATATGAGCGTGCCGGTTTGGCCGCGCAGGGGCAGTACACTGGTGAGGCTGAGCGTGCTTATCAGGCGATGCTGGACCGTATTGCGCCACGATATGAGCAGATGCGCACGGATGTCGGTGCGGGTTTTGATGCCCGTGAGAAGGCTGTTCGTGAGTATTTAACTGGTCAGTTAGGTGCTGGCGAGACTGCTATTACAGGTGCCGGCACTCAAGGTGCCACCTCTATTGGTGAAGCAGAGAAGGCTTTGTTGGCGCAGTTGACTGCACCAACGGCTTATCAGAATGTTCCGTTGGCGATGACAACACCGGAAATGCAGGCGTTGGGTCAACAGTTGGCTTCGTATGGTGCTTCTGGTGAGCAGGCTGCTGCTGCCCGTCAAGAGAGTGCAGATTATGGTCGCCAGTTGGCCGATATTCAGGCCCGTGAGGTGGGGCAGTTGAATACTGCTCAGCAAAATTATATAACGGCTTTGCGTAATGCTGGTGTTGGGGCTGCTACTGCAGCCCGTCAAAACTTGGCTGGAAATGTGGCTAGTCAGTTGGCTGCTTTGCGTGGTGGCATTGCTGCTAATCAGGCTACAACTCTTAGCGACTTGGCTGGTTCTAGGTCTGAGGCGTTGCGTGGTTTGACTTCCAGTGAGATGGAGCGTCAGTTGGGGGCTGAGGATTTGCGTCAACAGTTGTTGACCAAGGGTTTTGAAACTGGTTTGGCTGGCAAACAAACTAGGGCTGAGGCTGAGGCTGCTGCTGTTAAGGAATTTGGTGTGCCGAAGAAGAAGAAGGGTAAGGGCAAGAAGTAATGGCTGCTAAGAAAAAGAAGAACATTACCCCTGACAGGATTGTTGAGTATTTGTTGGCTGGTGGCGATGCCTCCAGCGCAATGAAGCAGGCTGGTATTAATCAGATTCAGTTGGTTGCTGCTTTGCTGTCACGCCCTGATGCTATTTCTAAGTTGCGGAATGTTGCGGTTGAAAAGGGTGGGGCTTACGAGAAGTTTGACCCAACTCAGGTTTATAATCCTGAAGCCAGCAATGATGTCGAGGAACGCTATAAGATGTGGGGTCCTAAGTATCAGGGTTTGATTCAGGAGTTTTTTAATACGGCTCGGGCCACCGGAGGTGGACCCGAAACTGACCAGTTCTTGAACGATGTTTCTTCTCGTGCTGCCGAGTACGCTCCGGCGTATGGGGTCAGTGAGAACGAGTTGATTTCCTTGACTAATGCTTTGCGCAAAGACAAGGACAACTTTATTTCTGCTGAGGTGAATAAGAAGCAGTCGCAGTTTTCTGCTTTCCAGAAGCAGCGAGAGAAGTTGGCTGGCGATTATGGCTCTCCGACGATGGGGGCTTTTGCCGATTTGACTGGTACCCCAGAGTTGCTGGATGTGCCGACCAGCATTGAGCAGTTGGCTAAGCAGCGGGCTGGCAAGGTGGGCAAGAAGTTGTCCACTAAGTTTAAGGGCATGAACGAGGCCCAGTTGGCTGGTTTTGAGAAAGCATATGCCGAGGCGTATGGCCGTCAAGCCAAAGCGAAAAAGATTGACCCAACCAAGGTGGGAACAGTTGGACTATTAAAGGAACTGATGAAAAAGACTTTGGGTTAGGTTTATGGCTGTTACACGCTCACCTTTCTCGTCTAAGCCTCAGGCTGGCGGGAGCGACTCCGGAACGCCCGTATACGACTCTTTAAAGAAGAAGTCTGGGGTGCCGGTTCCGGCACCAACAAATAAAACCAACCTGATTGAGGAAAAGGCCAAGTTGGCTTCTGCTGTTGCCAGCACTCAGGCTCGTGCTGCCGGTGCGGTTCGACCCGACCCGAAGGCAATTGCGGATATTCAGAAAATTGCGGAGACTGGTAAGGAGCCTGACCGTTCCAAGGGTTTGTTGGGAATGTTGGGCAAGATTGCTGTTCAGCCGATTCGTGGAATCGGCAAGGTTTTCGAGACTGGTGCAACGGTTGGTCGCAACATCCAGTCCGGCATTAAAGAAACCGGCGACCTGCTAATTGATGGTTTGGACAAGGTTGGTTTAACCAACGAGAAAGCCCACATTCACGCTAAGAAAAACAGTGCGTCGTGGAAGGACTTTAGAAAGCAAGCCACCGATAAGGACTTCAAACTTATTAAGACTGGTGTTGGTTGGCTGGACAGCACTTTGGATTTTGCTGTTGATGTTGCCAGCGACCCGTTAACTTATGTAACTGCCGGTGCCGGTGCTTACGCTGGTGCCACAGGTCGCACTGTCTTGGCGACCAAGTTTGCTACTACAGAAATGTTGGCCAAGTATCCGCAAATGGCATCCAAGTTGGATGACATTGTGCGTTATGGTGAGTGGGCTATTCCCAAAGACATTCGGGAGGCTGAGGGAATTAAAACCGGTTTGCGGTTTGCCGGCAAACTAATCCCCAAGACTGAGAAATTGGCTCAGGGCGTAACTGGCAAATACGGTCTTATTAGCGGTCCTCGTAGGGCATTGGGCGACATTGTTGATACTCTTGCACCAAACGCAAAGCGTTTTGTGACACCGAAGTCATTGAAGCCGTTGACTGAGGCTGGGGCTGGGCGTGGTTTCCAGTTGGCTGTTGATGAAGTGGTGCCGTTGCTGGCGCACAGCACCGCCAGACGATTCTCGAGGGGCGCAACGACAACAAGTTACACGCAGAATGTGAACGGCATAAAGGACACGATTAAGCAGTTGCGTGCGTTGGGTCCTGAGGTGAATGACCAAGTGCGCAGGGCTGTTGATGACATTGTTGAGTTTGACAAGTTGCCTGCTGGAGAAGTCAAGGATTTGGCTATAAAATATAAGGCGTGGCAGGATGATTTGCGTGAGCAAGTGAACTCTGTTTATAAGAAGTTTGGCGATGATTATGGTGCCAAGGTTCGAGAGATTGGTTTTGTTGACAACTACTTGCACCACCGTTTGTCTGCGAAAGCAGCCGAAGTTGTTTTGAATCCACGGTACGCCAAGTTCTTCAAGGATGAGGATTTGACCGCTGAGGAGTTGACGGGTATTACTGGCGCAATGCGACATCGTCGCTTGCGTGGACCAAGGGTCAACCCCAAGACTGGCGAAACAGAGTATGCACAGTTCATGGGCGAGAATGTGCAAAAGGGAACGATTGATGAAATCAACCAGATTTTCCGTGACAAGACTGGTTTGGATGTTGATTTCTTTGAAACTGATATGTCTAGTATTGCTGACAGTTACGCATACAGCATGGCAAAAGCCAAGGGTCGTGAGTCGTATTTCCGTAGGTTGATGGATTTTGGTGACGACACCGTTCAGGTGATTGGAACCAAGTTATCGCCAAACAACAAGTTGATTGGCGAACTAACTGATGCGCATAAGAAACTGATTCAGGCTCGCAACGCATTGACAACAAAAGTGTCGGCTGGGCGCAAGGGTGTGACATCCAAAGCGCAAGGCGTACTTAAGCAGGCGCAAGACATTCTTGACGGCAAAGCACGCAAGGGTGCGGATGTTGATAAGAAGATTGCCGGTGTTAAGGCAACCTTGGAAGGTATTGAAAACCAGTTGTCTGGTGCTTTGTTGTCTGCGCAGGGCAAGCAAGCAAACGAGGTTGCTGGTTTTCTCGAGATGTGGGGACCATTGCTAGATGAGGTGCGCATAATGCGCACTGCTCTTGAGAATGGTCAGGCAGAAGAATACGCTGTTGTTAAGCAACTTAAAGAGATTTATGCTGCTTTGTATCCCAATCGCAAGAATATTCCTGACACTGTTCAGGCACTAAAAGAAGCGATTGATGTCAAGACCGGCAAGGGTGTTGTTCCAAAGGAAACAAGGGAAATTAACAAGCGTTTGAAGCAGATTCAGACCGAGTTGTCTCAGCCGGTTACAGACGGTGCGATGCGTCAGCAGTTGCTTGACGAGGAGCGTATGTTGGTTGAGCATCTTGGTGGCATACAGGCTTTGGGCGGGACTCGAGCAGCAGCGGATTATGCCCCAGACGGGGTGCTTTATGGCAAAGTGGATGACATCGTTGAGCGTCCGTTTAACCCGAACGAAGTAGACCAGCGTCCTTTCAGAACATTGGACACCAAGGTCATAAACCCTGATGATATAGCCGATGATGGCGGTGCTGCATATTTTGATTTCTGGCGCAACGAACCAGATAGCGTCATGGTCCACGCAATTCCCACGGAGGAATTGGTGGACCTTCGTGACCCCGATGGGTATTACTGGTTCTTCAGCCCAGACAACAATGTCCATGAGGCATTGGGGCAGGCGATGAACCGTGCCGGCCTGCAGGGCGACACATTCATTAGCGAGTACGAGTCCGCTTTAAACGAGGGGCTTATTGACCCAATGTTCGAAGAACTGTTCCCCGAGATGAACGACTTGTTGAATGTTGTTTATAACGCTGACCAGTTGGAGTTTGCTGACGGTATTGTTGACGAGGAAGCGTTGAACGGCGTGTTCAACAGCATTAGGGAAACTTTGACCGGTATTGTTGCGTCGAATGGTTTGGAAAATGCCGACTTGGTTGGCAAACAAATTTATGACGACTTTCTAGGGTACATGGCTGATGCTGGTGCGGGCGATATGCAAGGGTTCATTATGCCCAGCACACTGGTTTATGGGCCGGACAATCTGTCTGCGCAAGGGTCGTACAGTGTGGTTGTCCCTGACCGTTATGGTTACACGAAGGGTGCAAGCCCAGAGGAGTTGGCTGGTAAGGCCAACTCCAAAGTGCAGTTCGTTAAGGATAACGATTTTGCAAAGACAATCATTGACAACGAGTATGAGGGTGCCAGTTTTATTGCTAATGAGGCGTTGAGTTCAACGGTGCGCAAGTTGGCTGACATTGAGGGCGCAGCATTGACCCGTCAGGAACTGGCGAGTGAAGCGAAGCGTCTTGGTGGACGCAAGGGTGCGATTGCTGCCGATAATGCCCGTAAGCAAAAGTTGGTTGAGAGGGCTGTTACTAGGTTCCAAGAGGCTGGCACGATTTCGTTTAAGGTGAATGGCGAGACAGTTGAGTTGCCCCGTGACAAGGTTCTTGGTTTGATTGCTGCCAAGGAGAAGAAGATTAAGTCTGCTTATGACAGGCTTTATGCGAAACTTGACGGCATTGTCGGTGCGGAAACGAAGTCGGTGATTGCTCAGCGTACTTCTTATGAACAACGACTTTCGTCGTTGTTTAACCAGAAAAAGGTTCTTCAACGGTGGGATGAAACTACGGGTGCGCAGTTGCGCAACGACATTGCTGTCTTGGAGAAGGAGATTATGGATGAACCGCCGGAAGGCGCAGCGGGCGTTGTCGCCCGTGCGTGGGCGGACAAGGTCCGTAGGTCTATTGATGCCATTCCGCAGATTAAAGATAAGTCGGCTGCCCGTGCGTATGACCGTGTGGTAACCACACTTCACGCCGATGAGGGAATGTTGGCGTTGCTGGATAGCGAGCAGATTCCTGAGGCTGCTGCGATGATTAACGCAGCAAAGTCAGGGTTGTTTGGTGGCAAGATTCAGGACGACATTTATGACGGCTGGAAACAGATTGAGTCTTTGGGCTTGCAGGTTCCAGAGGAAGTGGATGCGTTATGGCGACCCAACTTGGACAAGTTGAGGTCTAAAGCAAACCGCAACGCTTTCGTTAAGGCTTACCAGCAGTACCACAAGTTCTTCAAGATTTACGCCATGGCAAGCACCGGATTCTCTATTCGTAACGCAATGTCGGCAACCTTTATGAACTGGGTTGCTGGTGTCGGTTACCGTGAAATGGCTGAAGGTCCCGTGGTTGGTGCTGCCATTATGAAACACGGCAACGACTGGTTGGATGAACTGGGGCTCGAGGGTGCTGAGCGTGAACTGTATGAGCAGGCTTGGCGTGCAACTGAAGCAACTGGTCGTGGCATGGGTGACGAGTTGGCTATCCCTGCTGTTAAGGGCGTGGGGGCAAGGCTTCTTGATAACAAGTTCACACGGTTCTTCGGCGGGTTTAACGATTATGTGGAGCGTAGTGTGCGTTTCCCAATGGCGTTGGATTCATTGCGTAAAGGCATGAGTTACGACGAGGCTGTGACTCGTATTGCCAAGTACCACTTTGATTACTCGGATGTCTCCGCATTGGACGAGAAGGCTATGAACTTTGTGCCGTTCTGGATTTGGACGACACGCAATATACCTTTGCAGATTACGCAGATGTGGACTCGGCCTTCGGCCTACGCCACATACGAAAAGGTGCGTCAGGCTAATCCGGTCAACGAGGAACTGATTGTTCCGAGTTGGATGTCAGACTTGAATCCGTTGGGGTTTGGAGACAACGCCGTATTGACTCCTGACTTGCCGATGAACCGACTTGAGAAGTCGGCAAAGGATTTATTCAGCCCACGAATTCTTGGGATGCTTAATCCGGCTTTGAAGTTGCCGATTGAATTGGGTGTTGCCAACAAACAGTTGGCGTTGGATATTCCGTTTAGCGACAAGTACGAGGAAGCCAAGGGCATAGACAAGGCGATTGCTGCGTTGGGCGAATTGATTGGTGCGGACTCGCTGGGCAGGCGTGACCCCGAGACTGGCAAGTTGCTGGTCAGCCCGAAGGTGCAATATGCGTTGGGTAACTTGATTCCTACATTGGCTCAGGTACAGCGTCTTAGCGGTGGTGCTGTTGGTGGCAAGGGTACTTACGATGAGCGTCAACTGTCTAACATTTTGAACTATGTCGGTATTCCGGTACGCCAAGTTGGTGAACAACAGCAACGGAGCGAGGTTATTAACCGTCAGTTTACTGTTAAGGATTATGCGAAGTGGCTTGAGAAGCAAGGCAAACTAGGTCCGAAGGAGGACTAATATGACTGTCAACCATGTTGACTTTTACAATTGGCAAAAGCCAGCAAAGGCTGACTATTTAAAGTTCCGCAAGGAGTCACCGAATTTGGTGGCGATTAACGATGGTTTGTGCAAGATGTTTGGCGGTACAAACATTGGCATTTATAACAAGCGTGAGATTCGTGGCGGTGGCGCACCGAGTTCGCATATGTTTGGTGCTGCGCTGGATTGGCGTTACCCGACCCGAAAAGCGGGTCTGGCTGCTATACGCTTTATGATTGACAACTCTCTGGAATTTGGTATTCAAGCCATCCACGATTATGTTGGTAGCACTATTTGGCGGTCAGTCCGCAAGGATGGGAAAGCCGGCTGGCAGAAGCAGCCAGCCGACTCAGACGGGATGGGTCAGTCGTGGGCAAAGTGGTTGCATATCGAGACGACGAAGTCTGAGTGGTCGAATGGGACTCGCATAGACAAACGCTAGTCACGGCTCTTGCAGGGCTTTTAGTAGGTGTTCCATAATTTTGGAGTATTCACGGAAGCAGAACTTTTGAGCCCGTTTGTCTCCGAGGGTGGCTTTCAGCCATTGTTTAACTAGTTCTCTGGCGGACATTTCTGACACCATGAATTCCATAATGAAGCCGGTTTCGGCTTCATGGACAAGTGCGTCAAATGTTTGTGTGAGTTCTGCTAGGTCGTCTGGGTCGAAGTAATCTTCGTCGTCATATTCCATGATGTTTTTCTCGTGCTTCTTCCATCATGCTGATGACCAGCAACACATCTTCCAACTTGCGTCTGTGTGCCATTGGAATCTTGAGTCGCTCCGCTTCAACCATTAGGAACTGTGTTTTATCTCTATAGCCCTTGAGGTTCACCAGATGGTGAGGG